AATAATGTATAGTATATATTCAATGCCGAAGAAATGCCCAAAAGGTCATAAGGTCTGCAAATGTAAAACAAATAAAACACCAAAACTAATGAAGGTAAAGGATTTAGCTGGTGATGAAAAATTCAAAAGTGTACATCCAAATCTCCCTTCTCTTCCGTCCTGTTGTATTTTAGTTGGGGCAATTAAATCTTCAAAATCAAATTTGATAATCAATTTTTTAATGTCTGATGATTTTTATAAAGACAAATTTGATATTGTGAGAGTGATGAGTACAACATTACATATGGACGATAAAGGAAAATTAATGAATAAATTTTTTGATTGTGATGATCATTATGAAGATAAATTTATAGATGATATTATTGAATCACAAGGAAAATTTAGTAAATCAGAGAGACCCACATATTGTTTGGTACTAGATGATTGTTTAACTGCTGATTTTTGTAAAAGAAATAATAAGCTCTCATTTTTTATGACGAAGATGAGACACTACATTGATATGAGTATTATATCAGTACAAAGCATAAATCATATACCACCACTCATAAGAGCCCAAGCACGAGATATTATTATAGCAAGACAAAATAATCATAAAGAAAAAATTAAACTCATGGAACAATTCAGTGGATTACTTGGAGAAGATGGAGATAAAACTTTTATGAGATTATATGAATACTGTCATAAAAAACCATATCAGTTTATGTACATAAAAGGTTCAGAAAATCCAGCAGAAGTGTATTTTAATTTTGAAGAAAAAATACATCCTGTATCAAATATAAAAACAGAGACAAAAGATATAGATGATGAATTTGAAGATGAAATAGAATAATTATTTTTTTTGATTATATTTTTTTAATATATTGTTTATTATAAAATGAATAATATTTATGGAACATCTACTGGTGCTGTAAGTATGGGCAATGCTCGTATGAGAGAAGTTAGAGATTTAAATCAAAGAATAAAAGAACATAATGATAATATTGCTAATCAAGTAGCACAAGCAAAAGACCAAATACAAACAACAGAAGCAATTAAAACTGCTAAAGATACTGCACAAAGTTTATGGACTGGTGCTGGTATGCCAGATAAAATAAAAGCTTATGATGAATATCGCAATGCAAAAACAGCAACAAATCCAACAACTCAAGCGTTAAGTCTTAAAGACAAATTATTTGGTAAAATAGAAACATCAGCACAAACACCAGAAACAGTTCCAGACACTCCTCCAACAACCGCATTAGCAGAAGGTACTGGAACTGGAGCAACTGCTTTAGAAGAAAATGCTACTGCTGATTCAAAATTAACTGATGGATTAAAAGGCACTGGAGCATTAACAGAAGAAGGAGCTTCTAAACTTGGAAAATTAGCTGGTGGTGCTGGTGTTCTTGGATCTGCAGCCATTGGTGGAATGGATATATACAAAGATTTTAAAGGTGGTGCACATCTTGATGGTAATAATGGTTGGGAGAAAGCTGGTAATTTATTACAAATTGGTGGTTCTATTGGAGATGTTGCTGGTACTATATACCCACCAGCAAAATTGATTGGTGGTGTTTTAGATTTAGCATCCGGAGCGTTAGATGAAGTTGGAGAAGCTACTGATACAACAGAAGCAGATAAAGAAGATAAAATACAGCAAACTGAAACTGAATCACAAGTGGAAGCACCAGCACCTGAAACTTTAACAACTGGAAGAGTTCAATAATAACTTTTTTGATTTTTTTTTATTTATATTTTTTTATATTAAATAGTATAAAAAATGTCTACATATTGGAAAGCTGATGATTCTGTAAGAGTTGGAGAAACTAAAATCTCAATACCTTCTGAAAATGGATTATCTTATTCACCAGGTCAAAAGATACAAATTTTCGTTGATCCATCAACGAAATTTATGGATGGAAGAAATTCATATTTAGAATTTGATTTTAAATTATCTCTTCCAACTGGAACAACTGAACCAACCAGATTACAATTAGATAAGTGTACTTCTACAATCATCAAAAATCTGAGAATATATGATGGTTCAAGGGGAACACTTTTGGAGGAATTAAGTGATTATGCATCGTATGTTAGTGTTAAGTATGAATATGATAGTGATAAGAATTTACAAAATCTCAGAGCATTAAGAGAAGGCTGTTCTGTTTATAATCAAGATAATCGTGGAACTCAAGGAACTACTTATACAGCAATGGGTAATACCATGACTAATCCATTCTTTAAGAGAACCGAAGGAAATCAAACTTCTACCTTCACTGATGATGATTTTCTTACTGTTAAGATGTGTCTGCCCCTTCATTCTGGAATTTTTGCTAATTCTGAAACTATATTCCCAGTTCTTATGACTTCTGGATTGTACATAGAAATAGATACAAATTCTTGCGCAGACATTACAAAACAGCTTGATTCTGTTCTCAGAAACCGCAGAACTGATTATGCTCCATTCTTCCATTCACAGAATGGTTCTGATGCTCCAGATGGAATTCCAAATGGTTCCACTCTCTCAACCTTTTATGTATCTACTAAAAATAATCTTGGTGGAGCTGATAGTGTTGCTAAATTTCCATTGGTTTGTGGAGAAACCTTTAATTTCTGTAAACATGATAATAATGGTTCTGCTAGTGAATTTTCTGGAGAACTTAAAATATCAGAGATTAATTTATCTACTGGTGCTAATGCTGGTAATGGTTTAATTGAGATTAAATTAGTTGATGATAGAGATAATGATGGTTTAGCTGTTGCTTCTGAGGGTTCTGTAATGTATTCTACTGCTTGTGAAGGTAGAACTTCATATGATGCTAGTTATGTTATTAGTAATGTAAATTTAGTTGTTTCTCAGGTTCATTTAGATCCAGGATATGAAGCTGGAATGATACGAAAAGTTAGAGAAGGAAAAGCAATTGAATTTGATATTAGCACATTTACAAATTACAAACATTCTATTCAAAGAACTGATAGACAAACATCATTCCAAATTTTTGCTAATAATTCTCGTGCTAAATCTCTATTGGTTGTTCCTCAAGATTCAAGTGTTTACAATACTGCTGAATTAATTTCTGGAACTAATGGATATGTTATTAAAGGGTCTGATGAAAATCTCTCTGCTACTTCTGGAAAAGATAATCAAGACACGTGCCTTATTAATAATCGTTCTTCTTACACTGGAATAGTTGATTATTTATCAAGCATCCAGTACCAGATTGACGGCAAGAGAGTACCAAGCAGAGAGATTTCAGTTAAAAAAGTTGCTACTCGTAATAGTGTTGATGCATTCCATTTATACGAATTAGAAAAATGTTTAGATAATGCTGAAATTGAACCCAGATGCTTTTCTGGCTTCCTTGAAAATTTTGTTTTTGGAAGGGGATTCAGTGCTGGTAGTCAAAAGGGAGCGACAGATTTAAGAGGAAAGGATTTGGCTGTAATTCTGAAATATCAAGAAGCAACTGAACCCACAAAAGGTAAATTATTTAATTCTTTTGTATTCCATCTTCGTAGATTTATGATTAGAGATGGTTCTGTTGATGTAATTGTTTAAATGCTCTTTTTAATAATTTTTTGTTTATTTTTATTTTTATTTTTATTATATTTGTTATATTATAAAAATGACTTCCAGATATATTGAAATAAGACCAGACAATATTCCTGCTGATGGAAAAATAAGTTTTAAAAATGGCTTTCCAGTTCTATCATTCACAATTTCAGCTCAGAATGGATTGTTAGACCCTCGTTCTGTTAGAATTGTTGGTAATTTTAATGCTTACAAGGACAATCTTGCTACTCCCACTGCTCTCAGTGATGGAGATGGTGTTACAATGAATAACAGATTGGGTATATATAATTGTTTTGAATCTCTTACTGTTCGTGCTGTAAAATCTAAAATGATTTGTGAAAATATTAGACATTACGCAAAATACCTTAATACTTATATGGGATTAACCAGCTCTGTTCAAGACCAAATCGGACATCTTGGAGAAAGCTGTCTTATTATGCCCAACGCAGAAACATTCAGAAAAGCAGTTATGGAGAGCCCCAGTGGAGCAGTTCCTCAAACGAATTCATTCAGTATGCATTTACCTTGTGGATTCCAAATGGGTGGAAATATGGTAAATTTAAATCAAGACGCATTTGGGGGTGTCCAATATGAATTAAATTTGATGCCGGACAGTAACGTGCTATATG